ATTCAAAATCATCTTTAGATATAAAGATATCTGATTCTGTTATTTTTGTGTAGTATCCCATTGGATACTCCTTTCTTTGATTGGTTATATATTACATACTGGGAGTGAAAGTAGGTTCACAATATTCTATTGAATATAGGCAATCACTCCCAGTATATAAATCTTTTGTTAAAGCTGAATTAGTTTTGAATACTCCAATTCAACAATTTACCTTCTGTATTGTCCATAATAAACTTTGCAACCTTCAAATTGCAATCTATGTTTAATAGACCATCTAATCCAGTCCCGCAAACTTCTTTAGTTACTGATTTCCAGCAACTATTAACTTGAACCAAGCCTCTATCAATTGAACCATTTTTATTTAAAGTCCATATGACATTACCTTTGTCATCAAATTTTGCGTTGATTGCTTTTGGATTACAACCACTTTCTCGCCAGGCTATATAAGAAAATATTTCTACTGGTAGACCGTACTCAGCAAATTTATTTTCAAATCTAGGGCATCTTTTTTCAGGATCACTAGGCACTTCTTTAGGTAATGGAATCGTTGTAGTTGTAGTTGTTTCTACAACAGCAAGTGATTCAACTACATTCAATGTTGTGACTGTTGATTCAATTATGTAAGGGGTTGCGTCAATGTATTCAACTGGTGAATTGTCACGATTAACATGACTAATCCCAGATACTAATAACGCATATATAATACCTATTGCGTAAAGCAATGGTGAAGATTTTAATCTCATTTTTCCTCCAGAGTTTAGGTTTTGCGATTTGTTCGCATTAGCTTAGCTTTAGAAGAAAGACGCAAGTAAATCATACAACTTTACCTCCGCTTCCTTTGGTTTTATATAATAAAAATACCTCCAAGTATTTAGTAGTTAAAGATTAAAAGAATAGATCTAAAAGCCTAGATCTTCTCTTAATTCTTTTAGAGCCTGCTTCGCAAATGATGGGTTCAACGGCTCAATCCTTTTTAATTCTTCCCTGATACTACCATAGTAGAGGGCATATTTCTGAAATGCTTCAGTAACTGTAACATTTTCTATGGCACCAAGTGTATTGAAAAGTGATTCTATATGTATTAGAAAACCAAACATAAGCCCAGGGATAAAGGCTGGGTCTTCCAATTCTTCATTAAATGTTTCAAACAACATAGGCATGTTTTTCGGTTCCTTATTTATAAACGCAGAAACCAATTGTATTGCGTAGTCTGTGTATAAGTATTCTTCATTATAGTTCATACTGATCCTTCCAAAAGTTAAATATATATCTTACCATTACTCTGACAATTAGTCAATTTCTTGCTCTTCTTCAATCATTTTCTTGTTTAACTCAATAACATCCGAAGGAACTTCACCACGAGAAACTAAATCATTGTGATGACCGATATTTTTTGTTATCTCCCTTGATGTTGCAGAGTTTGGATTGTAAAAATATTCTTTTACATGCCCAATTACTTTCTCACCAACTGAATACTCAAATATTCTTGCATACCAGTTGTCAGGTTTAAACCCATGTTGTCTCTCACATATTCTATTTGCTTTTGACATTGCTTCCATCACGGTAGCAGTATCGTCAATGCGAACAGCATATCTGTACTCAACAATATAGTAGTTGTCAAATTTAGGCATTACAAACCTCTTCCGATTATCATAAGTGTGATTAATACTGGGACTAGTATGAGGACCGATGAAAACATCAACAATCCCACAATGCCAAATAGCACCCAAAATATCTTCCACATTGTTTTTTCTGACATAACTCTCCTATAGTTTGTTAATCATCAATAGCTCAGGATCATCAATAGAAAAGCTAATACCCATTGACTTTCCATCACTTGATGGAATTAATTGACCAGACATTTGATCAGTCATAACCGATACATTTTGGTCTTCATTTGTAACAAAGAATTTCTTATTACCGATCTGCATGATTAGTCCACCAATTTCTGTTTCATAGATTTGATAGTTCAAACCACCAAATTCACCAAGATCTTCAATCTTAACCCAGAAACCAGCTTCGTTTACATTCAGAATATTGTTTTCATATGCATCAACAATCAGTCTACCAATCCGACTATCTGCAAGATTTCTAAATTCTCGGTACATAATATCAGTGATTCCAGTTGAATAGTGATCATATTCATGAATAATTGTCGCTACAATTTCGTAAATATTGGAATTAGCAGCATGACTTTGTTCAATTACAATTTGACGCTCGTCAATATCTTTTCCAATATTAAAAGTATAACCAAGAGCGTCATTTGATTTTGATTTGAATACACCGACTGGTTTATTCATTTTCAAAAGACCCACTTCATATGTCTCAGCAATTTTCAAAGCTTTAACAAGCTTAGGAAATTTGCTAATATCAAGATCAATATCATAAGTAAAGTCCTCTGTTATGATGTCATCAGCCAAATCAATACCTGTTTCTTTTAGCAGATTGTAGAATGGTTGATACAAACACTTAACTGGATTCTTTCCTCTATTCTTAATATAGGAATCAATCCCTGGAATTAACGATTCCAGAGGATTTAGTAATACTGCATTATTGCCATACATTTCATTAAACACGGTCTTCCAAATTTTACTTGGGTTTGTGTAACTGTATGTTGATTCAGCAATGCTATCAAATTCCCAAACTTTTCTTTGATTATCAATAACAGTTTTAAAGATGTTTTTGATAACATCTTCATCGTTAATTTTTGCAATAATCTTTGCAATCTCGTATGAAACACTGTGAATACTTTTTATTTCCCTATCCTCGTTTAATACAGCATTATTAATTTCATAGTTATACATGCTGTTTCTCTCATCACCTTCATAAACCATTACTGATTTACAGTAAATACGCAATGGTCCATCTACGGCTTCAAGTATAGAAATTTGATTTGGATTAACACCACTGGCGAATACCAGTTTATGACTATCGCAAAAGAAGAAATCATGATTGTTATAAACTTCCATAATACCTGGGGATGCGGTAATGTAAACACTAAACTCGCCAGGTTCAGCTTTTTCAATTGATTCAACAATCTCACGCTTCCATTGACCACTATCTTTAGCATTAGAAATTGCTTCACGATAAATCTGAAATTCATCTTCCCAACTCATAATTCCAGCTTCCAATGTAAATGAAGATGGCTTTACAAATCCATTACAGTAATCATAATAGATTGAGTTGATACCACCCTCATTAATTGATTTGTACTTTAGAATGTAATCACCTTCACTATCGCTACCAGTAAAGATCCATTCCAAGCCCATCCTTAAAGCAGCAATTGGAGCATATTTAATACCTGAACCAAACTGACCGATTGTTTCTGGGTTATCCCTTTTAGTTGACAGACCAAGCTTTTCCAAACTTAGTCTATTAACTGAATCGGTGTAATTTGTTATTTTGATATAGGACATTTGTTAGCCTCTCTATTTCAATGATAGTGATGTAAGGATACGGCTCTTATTGTATTCAGTATACTGAAGAGCATCTAGAACTTCATTGATTTCTTGTATAGTAAATGAACGAAGCTTTACTACATCATTTTCAATGACAGTCGGTTGAACAATGCTTTCTGTTTGCTTTTTCATAAAGCCTTCAATAATTGTTTCTACTGACTTAACAAACAATTGCCCAGTATAGCATTGATTTTGATAATCAAAAGATGACAGCAATTCATTTGCCAATTCAGTAGCGTCTGGCTTATCAATATAATCAGTTACTTCACGAGCAATATCACGATAGTTAAGGTTCTCTGTTACATTCTCAGCAATGGTGTCAATACTTATGTAGTCTTCCATATCAATATCACTAAGAACATCAGTTACCTTATCTGATAGATCCATTTCACCAACTAATGTTTCTACACAGTCAGTCAAATCGTGATCTTCAATCATCTCTTCAACTTGTTCTTTAGTCATTGCAAAATCTTTAAACATTTGAATAAATTGCTCTGATGGGAATGTCATTGTTGCTACGACATCTTGTGCTTTTACCTGTATTGCTTCCATTTTATTTTCTCCAATCGTTGGGCTTGTATAATTTCCTGGTATTTCTGTTCTCTCTAGGTATTCCATTACATGTACCTTTCAGCTTCCCATTCAACATATTTAAACATTGCTGAACTCTCATCAATTTTTCTTTCTGCATGATCCCACCAATCCGTAAAGTGATAAGTTGCTTTTTCAACAAGTCCTTCATCATTAATAATTGCTTCAATATATGATGCTGGACCACCACCACTTAACTCAATTGTTAGAAGTCTCTTCATAGTTGTACCTGCTGCATATTCATGAATTGTACCTTCATCAATACCATCATCTTCAACTAACTGCATTAGTTTCTGATCATCCTCATCATCTTCATCAAATGAATAGTCTTCAAGCACCTTAAACATAAGATCAATATAGTTTTCATCGTGCATATATTGATCGTAGATACGCTCTTGGCATGTTTTATCTTTTGTATTTGACATTATAGCTCCTCTATATATTTTAGGTAATCGTGATATGTTTCTATTGTTGGGTATTGAATTGTTAGTCTAATAAATTCAAGCAATCGTTTAATTTTATCTTTAAATAACAAAAATCTTTCTATTTCAAGATATTCTTCAAATGTGTCTGCATTTGTTTTATACAGAAACTTATCAACATCATGCTTTGTAAATGGCTCTAGCCAACCATCACTTCTACCGCTAGTTGAAAATCCAGAATAACCATAAGATACTGCAATGTCCATTGCTTTATCAAAGAAACGATACTGCACCGCACCATAAATAATTTCATTTGTTTCATCTGAGTTCAGAGGGTTGAAATTCAGATGAAGCATTTTGATATTAATAGCCAAACGACCATTGTGGATATCTTTATTACGATCAATACTCTGCCAGTTATACTGGATTTTTTCTTTCTTATAAAATTCAATATCTCTACTAGTTTCATACATAGTTTTCATATAAGACATAATCAATCTCCTTTGTGTTTTGGTAAGTTATGTTAATAATATTTATCAATTTCAGTTTCATGTTCTTCTTGACAACTTGGACAAGACCACCATTTTTTATTTTTGTATGATTGCATTAACACATAGCCATTAAAACCACAATCAACTTCTATTGCATCACTGGAATGTGTTAGATCTTCTAATGTTCTTTTTATATTTTTAACTTTTTGGTCTACCAATGCTTGATATGAAGTATAACTATGATCTCTTAATTTAGTGAATACAGTAAAAATATCTTCACTCATCTCTTTAATCATTGGCATATTTACAATAACTGCTGTAACCATACTTTCACATTCCCAATATTCTTCTGTTTCAGATGCCCCAGCTATTTCATATTCATCACCAGTAACTCCAGGTGGATAATTATTCATGTTTTTCTCCAATCTGTTTTAAATGGGGTTAGATTAGTGATCAGCCTAACCTAACCCCAATCCGTTTAATTTTTATATTTGATCATATGAAGTGATTGGTTTACCAATTCACTACTAATAGTTGTGTAATCATCAAGACCAAACTTTCTAATTATTGATGATCTTTCACGAGCAGTGAAGCCGCCCCAAATGCCAAAATTTATTTGTTCATTTAAAGCATAAGACAAGCAATTTGTTTTCACAGCACAACTACTGCAAACTTTCTTTGCATGCATGTCGTTCCTCCTAGAAAGAGAACCCTCTTCATTTTCAGAAAAGAAAATACTCGGTCCTAGCTTTTTACAATTTGCTTTCTCTCTCCAGAATTCATTAGCAGAACTCAATTAATCCTCCTTGTAATAAGGAATGTTTGGGTTTTCAAATAGAGGAGTAACTATTGAATCTTGGAAGTATTCAAAATACTTTTCAATATCAATATCCTCCAGGTGTTTAAAGGAATCAAGAAGATTAACAACATGTTGTAGCAATGACAATATTACACTAACAACTCTATCGTCTTCTAGTTCGCCATCTTCATCACAAGCAATATTTAATACTTGCATTGATAATCGCTCCTTACCTACACTTTCTTCGTATTCTGCATTTCTAAGTATGTTTAAAATTGATTGCATTATAATTGCGAATTCAGTCTCATCTGTCATACCTTCTGGCACTTTGTTATCCAAGTTTCTTGGATTGTTAATATCATCAAAATTAAACATGTTCTCCTTAGTCTTTGTATCTATCAAAATCAATATCTGTTACATCATCTGGTGTGTAATGATATTCCCATTGATTATGTTCTTTAATTTCACCATCAGCAAATACCAATTGCCCAGCAAAACACATTCCTGGTTCTTCATAATGAATAAAACCATTCAATGTAGGAAACTGTTCAACAATAGATTGTGCTAATTCATCACAACCAGGAGCCCACGCAGTATCATATTCAAAATGAATATTTGCATTACCTGTTAATACAGAAACACCATTGTCATAATCAAGAAATCCATCTTCTTTTTTGGGATAATCAAATTTTGTTTCATAGACAATGCTTCTAGCATTCATACTATAATCACCCCATTTAGTTCCCCAATTAGCATTGCACCAATCGTACCAATTATCATAACCATATTTATCAATCAAATCTACATTACCCTTTGAAGGTGATGTAGTTCCTTCCAATTCCTTTGGCATTGGAATTAAAGACTCAAATAAATTGTATTCATCATCTTCTTTGTTATCACCATTGTTTTTTACAAGGGCAATGAATTTTTCTATATCTTCAGTTGGACCAGTTATCCCTAACCTGTTATTGCAATGATTTGGCATTTTCAAACTCCATTTCTAATTGATTCGGATTGTATTTTGATATTTCATTTACTGAAAAATTTGGTCTTTCTAAACTAACTTCATCACAGAAGTCAAACCATTTTTGATAATTTTCTGCATTCCAATACTGTAAATTATAGATTGCCATTATGACATCATTATCTTTAAAGCCTGAATGCATAACATCAATATCCATATTTACTTCTAATTCATAAAGAACTTCAGAAGCCCAATCTGGGTTTTGAACAATATCTACATAACCAGGATTAATGGTATTCCAAAATTCAATACTATCAATGTTGTCATCTTCCACCATTTTGCTATATGTATCTTCATCAGCTACTGGATGATCATCTAATTTGTCTAACCATTCCATTGCCACATAGAATGAAGATGCGATAACTTTTTTATCTGTATTATTTTCATAAACACGACAAACTAATCTATCAACACTACCAACAGCCCAATGTGCATAATTTTCAATTCTAAAGTCTTCAGGAAAAAGACCAATTAGCTCTTCAGTAATATATTTAAAGTTTGCTTTTTCTAATATATCAGAATCTCTATTTTGATCAATATTAGTAAAACCCCAAGTATCAAACATATCTTCACTACCCCAATAACCAAAATCTTCTGGTCTAGCTGTAGCTTGTTCAGCAAATTTTTCTATATTTTCAAGATACGACATACATTCTCCTATTCATGTATACAAAAATGGGGCTACCGATTTCTCAGTAGCCCCATTTATTGACTTGTCTATTGCTTTGTTTCGTTGTAGCATTCAATTAATTCCATGAATGCATCAGCAAGACTGCCTTTAGCAGTGCCATAATCAAAGACTGCATTTTCTATATCATCTTCAAAAGAAATTATGCTTCCAACTTTTTTATCAGTCGTTGCATTTACTGTAAGCATAACCCTTCTTCTATTTGGATGTTGAGATGGTGGTAAATCAGTAAATTCATCATCATCGTCATCATTTGCAATTGGTGCTGCCCAACCACAAGTTACAATTGAAAAGAAATTATAACCTTTCATTTTCCAGACGCTATTGAATGGATTAAGCATTTCATAAACATCTCCATCTTCATGGATTTTATCAAATATGATTTGATCATTTTCATCCATCTTAACTCCATATAGTAATGCTTTGCCCATATTGTAATCAGCAGGCATTTCTTTTGAAATTTTCTCTACCACTTGTACAAAATCTTCTTGCGTTAATGTTTTCATGTCAGTTTCCTTTGTTTGTTTTTTCCGATATTTTTTCTTTTGCTATTTCATCCCAATTGCTTGGAAGATTCCATTCTACTTTTAATGCTAAAGTTTCTTCCTCTTCTTCTTCATCATTATAAGTAATAACAACTTCTCCATAAGTACCAAAATCATGTTGTTGCCAATGCTTTTTAAATCGCATTCCCTTATATCTTGCTACTTCTGGATACATTCTATTTAGTTGGTCAATGTATGCTTCCATTTCTTTATTGCATTGTTCACGAAAATTATCATTACCAACTTGAGCACAATCTTCATTACTAGGTGTTGAACCTAAATATAGATAATCAATCATTTTCTTCAACCTCTCCAATTTCTTCTATTTTCCAATATTCTTCAGGCATATTCTTTTTAGTCCAGCCTGTTTTTTTAGTCCAGTAATACTGAGGTTCAGCTTTTTGCTTTACCCACTGCAATACTTTTACATGTTTCACTTTTCCCCCTCATAAATTATTATATCTAATTTTAATAATTCAACTTCTGCTTCAATAACATTGTTCTTTAAACTAGCAATTGTGTTGCGTATAACATTCTTTGAAGATTCATCTAATGAAGTAAACCAATCTTCATCCATATTAAATTTCTTCCCAAACTCTTTGGTAATGCATTACCTCATCATCACTCTTTACAATGTAAAGAGAAATAACTTCTTTTCCAAGTTTGCTATCATCACTGCCCATGTATGGATATGTCAGCTGAATAGCGTATTTATATTTACTAACAAATTTCATTACCGACTGGTTATCACCAATATATTTTGTAATGTTGTAGTCAGTTTCAAGATATTCTTTAATTTTACCAATAAAGACATATTTGAAAAACTTATTAGGAACTGGGCGAGGAGTAAAGCCATTATTGGCTTTATCATTTTCAATAAGCCAAAGACGCTCAAGATGAATAATATAATCTCCATCTTCAGTTTTTTTGAATTCTTTTAAAATGCTCATTTGAATTTCATCTCCATTTCCCATATCTTCCAACTTGGATTTATGTCAATATCAATTTCCCAATCGTAAACTTTTTCACGCTCATAATTGGTAATGTCTTTGTAGTTTTCCACAATTGTTCCTTTCAATTAGTTTGTTCTAATAAATCTGATCTAACATTCAATGATTTTAATTCTGTTTTCTTCACCCAGAAATAATTACTTTTATGTAATAGTGCTGGGGTATATACTTTACGAAATGCTCGCTCTGAAACATCTAATCCAATTAGTTGACATTTATTGTCTAAACAATAGACATAGCCTGCTTCAAATCTTTCGTCAATAAATTCTGATTCACAATATATGCATTGAGCCATTTACTATTCTTTCTATTTGACTTTGTAATTCAAACACTTTAGTTTGAAGATTGATAATAGTTTTACTATTTGACTCAACAATGTCTAAAAGAATAGTTGTTCGTTGATCAAATTCTTTTGCTAATTCAATATTGCTCAAACTTTCAATAGCAACTTTACCATTTTCTTTTGTATCAATCATATTCCATATTGTCATGAATTTTCCTTTTCGCTTAGTATTTTACAAATTTTAATTACTTTATCTAAATTACGATTGTTTTTATTTAGAATTGAACCATTACGCATAATCCAATCATAATCTTTTCTTTTACCAATTGGAATATCCATTGGAATAGTTAGATATTCAAGTTCATTTAGTAATTGATTTCTTACATTTTGGTTCATCATCTATTTTCCTTTTAGATATTTCTCGCCATACGGCGTATATTGTCATTTACTAATACTTGCTTTTTGCTTTGTTCAATTTCTAACTTAGCAATTAGTTTTTTCAACTGAACAATATTGTCGCTATCGGCTTTTTCTTCATAACCAGAAACAACAACATCAATATCTGATTCAAGAATATGAACAACTACTTTTACTTGCTCTATCTTTTTTAGACGCATAAATAAACGCTCTTCGGCTAAATCAAATACTTTACCAGTACGATTATTACGAATTGCTCTTATCATTAGCAATGACTTCATATGCTCAATTTCATTTACTGAATCAAATGTATCAAGAATAACATCAAATGATTTATGTACTATTTCTTGTTTTTTCCAAGAACGACTAAGATTATTTATGTTATTAAGATTTACTTTCTTACAACCAGCACGAGGTGCTATTTGAGTATAATCAACAATACCTACTTCAACATTAGATACAATCTTAGATTGTATATCTTTAAGATTTACTCGTTTCATTTTTATCTGCCTTTCTTATTTTAGATAATGAGATGGATGAATTTGTGAATTACCAGTAATAGAAGATGTTCTTGCTTTTCTTTGCGAACCAAATTTGCGTTTAGAATACTCTGAACCATCAGGATAAACAATAGCAATATTTGCGTTACGCAATTCTATTTGTCTGATGAATGACAATAACTGTGCCATATCAAACTCGTAATCTTTATCAGTAAGAGCACTTGTAATAGTTTCATAACCAGTGTAAACATATTTGAAACTAACAATAAAGCCGTAATTTACTTCACCAGCAACTATTTCTGTTCCCAGTAATTCCTTTTCTTTATCGCTATATTCCGCTATATCTTGTGCGTTATGTTGTACCATATCATATGTCATAGAATATATCTGTGTCACACTAATCCCTTTCTCGGACTATTTATTATATTTTTTAATATATCTATTGCTATTTACTATATAAACTCTGATATAACCATAGACATAGTTTAGCATAGCGGAATAAGTAAGTCCAGTTCTAGAATTAAAAGTTTATTTGATGCAATTAATTGCGGATCTTAAATGCATTTATTGATCGGGGCATTAATGGTCCGATTGATTGAGGCAAGATAAAGCCTTTAACATAGCGCATGTTTGATCGCATGACAAACGCTATGTTAAAACAAAGAATAAACGCTTTATTGCGGGAACGGATATGAAATAAATAAAGCAATAACTTGAGTATATATTCCCAACACACTCTCGCCCTATGTTAAATTATTCAATATAGGAACTACCCGCTTTATTTTGCTTTTTTCTATGAAATTGAGTATATATTTTTACAAGATATGAGAGTTTAGTAGGTTTTACGATTTCTTAATCGTTTTTAGGATTTTCTACCATCTGTGCATTCTTTTCTAAGAACGACAACATAGTTCCTGTATATTTCATACGACCTAAATGACCCATTTCAATAGCTGGATCAACCCAAACTTTGCCATCAATGTCCTGCCAGTATCTACAGAAACCATAATCTTCAGACAAGAATCTATTTTGGTGTGGATCAATGTATGAATTAAAAAATGCATAAGTCCATTTTTTCTCTTCATCATTTAGTGAACCAGTATCGTCATTATATTTCAAGTTAGGGTATGCTTCAATTAATTTCGTAAACACTTCTCTCTTTATAAGCATAAAGCCAGTACCAGCATCAAAAATTTCTATAGCACCGTTGCTTACAGTTAATGTCTTATTATCTCTATCTTTAACTGCATTAACAACAAATCTCAAACTATTGCCCAGCAATTGATCAGCGGGAACACCTTCTTTTACATTTCGCTCAACGCTCTCCCAGTTAATAGATTTGATTGGGTATGCCCCAGTCATAATATCTTTATCATGCCATAGCATTTTAATAATATCTTCAGGCTCCCAGGAGATATCAGCATCAATACACATAAGATGTGTCAGCTGCTCTTGTGCCATAAATTTTGCAGTCATACTGTTTCTTGCTCTATTAATTAATGAATCTGTGATAGTAGCAATAGCGAATTTAATGTTATGATCTCTAAAATACATTACTGTCTTAATGAGAGACATTACTGTCGGTTCACTAATTTGTTGATCGTAGCAAGGAATAGCAAAAAGGACATTCCAGCTTTGTAGTTTTTTATTATCAATTTCTATAGTTTGTGTTTCAAAAAGTGCCATGCCAATAGTATACATAAAAAAAGGGACTGAGATTGCTCCCAGCCCCTTTTTTTAATTATTTTTTATTACTTAGTTTTTACAGTTGACCTGACATTCTTAATGTCTTTCGCCTTTACCGTATTCATATTCGGAGCTTTAGCGTTCTCAATTTCTGGCGATACTGGCACTCTAAAGTAAAGAGTTGAATTTGTCTTATCAAAATGAATTTCTACACCCAAACCCAATTTCTTTGCCTGAGCACGAATTCTCTGTTGCATTGAATTATATTTCTTACCAGCTTCAATGCTTGTGATTGAAAAAGGTGATCCTGTTTTGCTTGACAATACAAGAGTGTCAATAATCATTTGCAACTCTGCCGATGTGCGACCAGTGCGTGAGATTACTGGGAATTTATCTGCTTGCTTGATTTCCATTTCATTCTCCAATGTTTGATTTTGTTAATTAGCCTTTTGGCTTGACAGACAATGTAGCATCGCTTTTATGCTTTGGTGCGCATTTGTCAGTTTTTTTTTAAAATTTCTTTAATGACTTGCGTTAAGTGCCTTTTTAAGCTGTGCAGTAAGCACTGCGTTCTGCACTGTTAAATCTGCTATCTTACCCGCTAGTATTCTTACAATGTCGTTAACATCAATTTCATCAACATTCTCTATAGACTTTCCATCCATGTTCCCACCTCCTCTGTTTGTATGTTTGTTTGTAGATATTCAGGCACAAAGCCTCTCAAATTATGATCATACCTCCTCACAGTACCAAAATCCTCTATATCATCATATTTCTCTACATCCATATCTAGTCCTAAAATTTCTATTTCAACTTCGGCTTCTATTACCATATTCTCAATAGCATTGAATACAGACCCTGCTAAAGCGTCTGCTAGGTCTTTAGATCCAGCATTGGGGTGATCAATTTTATTATTAGAAAATAATCTTAACTTCAACAATTCCTCTTCAACAAGAATGTGATTCCAATACCCTCTCAATCTTGTATCATAAATTGAAGTCATCAATGTATCATAATCCGTTTTTTTAACAGAATGAAAATCTGCATTAATACCTTGTGATCTTAAGCTTTGAATCATTTCAATTGACTGCCATCTGTCAAATGTAACTTTAGCTACATCAAACCGTTTACATAAATCAACAATCATCTGTCTAACTGAAGCAAAGTTAATTTCTTCTCCTGGAGCCGCCTTCCATGAATGAACTAAATCAACATTAATAATTGGTAAATGCTCGGTACCCATAGATGTACTTATTTCTTTAAAACCAGTACAATGAGACATGCATAGCGCAGTTCTATCTCTCTTATGACCAAGGTCTATATGTATATACCTTCTATGCCCATCTGTATTATTAAACCATCTATGAAATCTGCCTTCTTCATCAACTGGATTATCCCCGTACATAAAAGCTTTTCTAACTTTTTCTTCATCTCTGAAATATGCGTCTTCCATTGTTGGAGGTTCGCATTCAAATCTTGATGCCGCTTCAATTGGATTTCTAATATATTCTGATTCCAACTGTTCTCTTTTAATTGTAGGATTAACTTCCCATGTCGCAGCTTTAATAGACCATGTTTTTGGTTCATTCTTTTCCCTAGAATTAAAATATCTCTGCTGAATAAAGTCACCTTTATAGCGAGGGAATGACAAAAGAATTACTTTTCCTATTTCTGGGAATCGGGACATCACAGATAATTTACTCATGTTATAAATTGCAGATGCCGATCCTTTTGATCTAACTTCACCTTTTAATTCACTATCTGTTTTAAATGCTGAAATTTCGTCTAGAATAACTGTTAATACTTCATAACCTTCCCAACCTTCTGATTCAGAGTGTCCAGAAAATAATCTCACTGGGCGAGAAAAGAAAAATATTTCTGATACTCTAGGTTCAAATCCGACATTATTAAAGAAAGGAGATGATAGCAAAAGGTTCTTTAATGGTTCAAAGAATACTCTCTGAGCTTGTTGTGCGTTTACAGCCAGGTTCAAAAGGTCTATGTAAACACCATGAGCTTTACCGTAATAGCCCAAAGGGTCTCTCAAACAATGTAACAAATAAACTGTGTAAGCCATAGATATTCTTGCACAATGGTCTTTACCCGATCCCTTGCCGAGCATGCAAATTACTTCATTGTCTGTATACTTCTTATAATATTCAGCACCAGCTTCTTCTCCATAAAGTTTTTGTAAAGTAGGTAATTTGAAAATCTGTGTGCTATGCTTTACGATCTCAAGCTGAATTTCAGATAGAGGCGGTAATCCTAAATAATGTTTATCTTGAACAAAAGTTTCAATAGAGACAGGTTGTTCCATAAGTTCATCTTGTCTTAATAAGCGATCAAAGTCGTTAAATTCAAGGTTGACACCGAGGAAGTCAGACATTTTTCAAACCCCCCTAAATGGCGAAAATAGCGTTCTCAAATTATGAGCAAAATAGCCCTTAAATGGCAAAAATAGCGTTCTCAAATTATGAGCTCTCTTCCGTTTTAAGGTTAACGGGCTTGCCAGTCATTATTTCAAATGCAATTTCTAACTCTTTTCTAACTTCTTCTGCAATGTCTGGGTATTTGGAAATAACATCTCTGAGAATCTTAGACAAGATCTGGTTGACATTCTCTGCCTTCTGCATTCTGGCGATGTATTCACCGTCAGTTTGATTCCCTCCCATCAACTTATGCAATTGAGCCTTCTTAGTAGCCAACTCTCCTGCAAGCTTGATCGCTTGAATCCTGGCGGCTACCATGCCGTTATCGGTAGCAATATTTATAGTTTCCCACGCTTCCTTACTTAATTCATCAAATTCAGTAAGAGCCTTAATTGTATTAAACTGAACTTTTTCAAGGAAAAATGGGTCTTCTTCAATTGTTTGATTTAAAATTAATTTATATTCTTCAATATATTCTTTTATTTCATTAATTGGGATAGTCATCAAGGTGGAAATTTCCCGCATTGAATATCCCTTTACATGCAGAATTCCCACTTGTTCAACATCTTTAATTTTTTCAATCAAACTTTTTGTTTTAACTACTTCAATATCTGACATAATCTATCTACATACCTCTCCGACACTTTTTCCCATGTCATGTTCTCTTTTATATACAACGCCGACATATATGTGCGGTTGGAAATTTCTTCATAGTTGTTTACTGTGTATAACATTTTATCACATAAATCGTCAAAATCTGGCTTCGCCCAGTAACCAGTGTTCTCATATGTACCAGACATTTTGTAATCAGATATTGAATAATCAAGTGGGACAGAGAAATGAGCAAATTCGGAACAGGCAGAAAAATTCGTGCATATAGTTGGTATGCCTTTTGCTATAGCTTGAAACGGGAGCAAGCCCCACCCTTCCCCACTTGTCGGATAAAGTAAACAATCTGCTTTATCATAAATGCGACCAAGCTCTTCTGCGCTAACTTCCCAATCAATTATATCAATCTGCGGATGATTTAGTCTGCCCTTCATTCCACCATTATAGGATCTCGCATCTGGTGGACCTTTGGATTTATAAATCATCCGATACCCATCATCGCCGCTAAATAGTTTGATGAATGCATCAACAGCTACTTGAGAATTTTTTCTCGTGGATGGTGAGCCAATACTCAAAAAAGTAAAAGGACTTTTCCTGACTCTCTTAAGCGGAGAGTATATTGCAGGGTCAACGCCCAGTTGAAAATTATAAACTGGTTTTACAACTCCACTATTTATAAAAACAGAACGCATAAAGTCAGATGTTGTCCAAACTTCATCCATTCTATTCAAATCATCCAGCCAGTAATCAGGTAGTTTGTTGGTCTCCCAGTAGGTAAAGCCAATTTTATAATCACCATGCCGACCATAAGACTCAGGAAGGCAGTGATTAATAACCACACCTTCATAAATATCATTCCTTCTTGCGTAACCAATCTGAAGCCCGCTAATTTCTTGCGGGCTTTCATTTTCAATTTTGCAAAAATCCAATCCGCTTTTGCTAATATGTTTTGTCAGGTGATATGAGGCATCACCATAACCTTCGCCAATTCTTGACGAGCCATTATCTGTCCAAGTGATCATTCTTCTACTTGAAACGCAATCTTTTTACCAGCAGCATCAGCAGCTTCTCGCAATTTAGGCATGGGCAGACCGTGTACTTTTGTATACTCAACTCTGTAATTAAACCAGCCTTCAACGGCTCTCCACATTCTGTCATCTGTTTTGACTGCCAGTTCCTCAAGATCTTCTGGAGATAGCAGGAAGCTCAATACGCCCAAAGGCATATAAACAACAACATCATAATTTGAATCCTTATCTTTTGAATACCTGCTAAGCAAATTCTGGAATTGCTGAACCATACCTTGCACTGGCGACCCAGAGAAATGTTCTACATTGCCATAAACATTTCTTTCTCTAGGACAAACATCGTCAACACCGACAAAAGCCCCATAACTTCTGCACACCAGAGGTCTAAACCCATAGATAGTGCAGCCATCTTTATAGAATGCACACTTCCTTTCAGTTTCACCACCGAATTGCCATGTCTCATCATACATTGCCTCCTTTAAAGAATTAACTACTGAATTAAACCATTCATCGGCAAAATCCTTGCCCTTGTTTTCTAAATGCAAATAAAATTGCTGAGTAATGTGAAATGCAATATTGGCACACTCTGTCATGTGAATTGTTAAACCAATTGAACAACAATTGCCAGAACCAAGACATTTGTATTTTGTCTTATTCTGGCTTGCCTCAATCATTCTTGCTTGGTTGTAAACCATATCAAGCTCTGCGAAGATTCCTAAATCCCCTGCCGCTACTTTCCTTTGCATTACCTACCCATGCCTTTCTTTTTTTGCTGCATTGATTTTCTCCTATCACGCTTCATTTGTTCAGATTTCTGTTGCATTGGTGATTTTGGCTTTTTAGATGTAGCAGATAAATTTCTGCCCTTGCCTCTAAATTTTAAAAGGTCGTATTTCTTACACCAGTTATAGAGACCCTGTGGGGAGATTTCAACATTGTAAGTTTGCTTTAGCAGCTTTACAATGTCAGTCAAATTCATCCGCTTCCTCACATAGTGCTCGTACAGCCATGTTTTGTCTTTATAAGGTTCAAGAGCCATTAGATATCACCATTAAATAATACCAAAGACCAATGCCGACCGCATCAACAATGTCATCGTCTTTTAGATTTTCTTCCTCCATTTGGAAATAATCGGTAACAATATCTCTGACACGATCTTTTCTTTCCTTCTTCTTCTTCGCTTCTGTATCAAAAACTATCTTATCTGTTTTAGATATGTTTTTGTACCCGATCCCTCTTTTCCAAAGTATAGGGTTGATATCCATAACTTTAAAACAATACCCCTGAACAATTCCCCAGGTGTAACCAATTATATAGGAAATAACCCTGCTTGTTTGAAAATTTTGTATATAAACTGATTGCTCAATAACAGCTATGCTGGGGTTATGCTTCTTACAAACATCTTTAATACCAGCGTTGATTTCATTAAATTTTATAGAAATATCATTTGTTTTTGTAAACTTGATCTTACCGCAATCAACAAGTTTAAGACCATTATTGAAATCAATAACAGCCCAACCTAAAGAATGAGATGAAGGATCTATTGATAAAATTCTTTTTTCATGAGTGCTTACTATATTTTTAAGATTCATTACATGCCATCCCTGACCGAGCCTTCATCCCAGCCCCATCCGACTAACCTTTGTACAAATCTTTCTCTTTTGCATTTCTCACAAATATTTTCTTTATTATATCGTGATAATACAGTTTTGCAATCTTTGGTTTTACATATTCTTTTTTTATTTATATTAGCTTTTTTTTCATAATAATTGTTTAATAATTTTGCATTTGTGATAATTCTTCTACACTCTGCCGAACAATAAATACTATTATAAGATTTAGCTTTAAACAATTTACTGCAATCTAAATTTTTGCAAGTCCTTTCTTCATCATTAATCACTGTCTCCCCAGCATAAAGTAGCAACATTACAGTCTGAACAATGCTTGGATGTTCTCTTGTAAGGTCTGACGGGGATATCACCACTTGTGTAATTCCCATAAATTTCTCTGTATTTCTTAAATAACTTATCTATAAAAGCCTGATCTTTTTCAATATAAATAGGAAGAATCTCTTGATTATTCTTGCATTCATAAATAACAAAACCGCCGTCTAGATTCAAGCACTCCATATAAATCTGTGCCTGCCTGTAATGCTCATCCTTCGGCTTGTTGTACAGCTTTCTGTAATGGAAGCCTTCTGAGCTAATTGACTTTAATTCAATCAACTTCTCCCCATGCCAGTTAATAATTCCATCCGCTGTTCCCTCAATCGGGGGCGAAGAATAACTAACTGGGATTTCCTCAGCTATCAGGATACCCATGTCTCTAAAATAACCATACAATCTGTCATGAACAGCATGACCATTATCAAAAATCCTGAGCGTCTGAGCTCTGAAATCTGGCGTTACACTAACACCATCAAACATGTAATACCAATAGCGTGAGCATTGATTAGTATAGCTTGGGTGAAAACCCTTAACTTTTTTAAACTCTGGCTTATTTCTTTGCACTAAATTCTCATCAATAGCTTTATTTAAGCCATCAACTAATTCAATCATAGTAAGACTTACTACTGGGGCTTCCTCTTGCTTTGGTTTTGGGTTGGTATTTCTCAATACTTTTAACGATTTCATTACATTCCGCCTTTCGCAGCGAGTTTAAGTGCATTTATGTTTTCACCTAATGCTTCATACATGGTTTTCCATATATCATTAACAAATTTATCTTGATCATTCATAACCGAAGACTTTCTTTTAAAAGCTTGTGATTTAATAATCATCAATGTTCTGTACGCCGCTAATATATTAGCATACTTAACAGCCTGACCGCCCAGATAGTGGTCTGGGTTCTGAATAATGTCCTCAACTATCCTTATACACTCTATAAATTCCTCTGCCTTATCACCCATCTGCTCAGCAAGAACTTCTTTATTAATTACAATATCTGGCATTAGATATCCTTTCTTAGATCTTCTGTTTTAACTAAAGCTTGATATGGTGGATAAACTTTTGCAATCCCAACAAACCAAAATATAAGATTTACACCAATAGCAAATTCATCATGATCAAGGCTTATACCAAGACTTTTGTGACCAGATAGTTTATCGCAACAAAATTTAAGCTTCATATTCACTTCCTTTAATTAAATCCTGGAATACTTCCCAGTCTATTATAGCAACCTTTGTCTCGGAATTTTCCCCAAACACTACGGAAATACATGGGTATTTGTAGTTGGCATTCCACGCATCTTTTCTCATTTTAGCCCAAGCCTTCAATGTGAGCGTAAAAGTTTTTTCGTTGTGTTTATAATCAAGCAAAAATTTATGCAATGATGCATCGCCCTTTTTAAGACCACGACCAGAATTCTTTACAGCTTTAGCGCTATCACGCTTAATTTCTTCTTTTTCAGTTCTTTTCACTAATAATTTCTTTCAAACGATCTCGGTCGGATTTTACTAAAATATATTGTACACGAAGAATGGCGATTTTATCTTCGGACTCCTCAATTCTTTTTCTTAAATCATTAATCTCTTTAATGTAATCCATTTTCTTTTTAAGCATAATAAACCACCTAATCATCTTCTTCCACTCCTCTATCGCCACATTCTGGATTTTCTGGTACTGGCTTAGGGCAGAAGCATTTATAGGATCTCACACCTACGATAATCATGCAATTCACTCCCCTAAATGCTTTATGATCTCTTGATCTGTTGGTTGTCTAAAATTAGAATTCGTTATTAACATATCATACTCATCATCAGACACTTTCTGCACTGGATTTTCTTTTGAAAACCTCACACCAGAGCTTGTGCTGTACCCAGCACCCCGTTCAAAATATATATATTTCCTTCTAGACACTTTCCCAATAGGTTCAAACATCTCCACCCCGACACGCTTAATTAAAGACTTAAGCATCTTATCGCACTGAGATTGCCAGTTGTATTCTTTAATAACTTTAGGGGCTTGTTTGTAGTAATAATCGCACTGAGCATCAAAGTCATCAACCGCTTTTCTCATCAACTCAACAGTTGAATCAAAGCTCGGGATAATCACTTCCCCAGTGTGATAGCCAGAATGCTGTGTTTTACCAAGAGTTGATTCAATAATATTCTTACCAAGATATTTCTCATACGAACACCATCTGCTTGTTGAGATAGTAGGCATCCCTGTCGCTAGCGCCTGGAGTGGTATCAGACCAAACCCTTCACCTTCAGTCGGATAAATTAGAATATCGTGATCGTGATATAACTGAACCATTTCTTCTTGCGTAAGTGTTTTGAATATTCTCTTGACATTGCTTTCATCACCTTGAATGAAAAGATCCATAACGCTATAACCGCCTGAACCCCCACCCCCGTGATGCTTCAATGTAAGCTCAACATCGCCATTCCCCCTGAACAACTCAAGAAATGCTGCTTTAACAAGGTCTGCCCTTTTACGAGGGCTATCTGAATCAACATGAAGAAATCTAATCTTTCCCTTATTCCCTCTTCTAAAAGGTGTCCACATATCATCAACACCCAATTCAAAAACATATGTAGGAGTATCAACACCAGAGTTAGCAATTGCATCAGCAGAGAACTGATTACCGACCCAGATTTCATCAAATGTTTTCATGGTGGGAATCCACCACTCCCAAGCCTTGGTCGCTTCTAAATATGTGCCATTAATCTTATACTGGTGATCATGGTGTTTTTTAAACCCTGGCTGCCTAAAATCATGTCCTGTAACAGGGTTATGCCATTCTGGTTCCATATAAAACATTTGAATCTGTGCGGCAGGGTCATTTTCTACGACTTCTAATTGTTTACCACGATAGCTGAATTGATTAAAATGCTTTAAAATATTAAAGTAGCCATAAGAATAGCCAAATGTTCCGTTTGCGTCTTTAATATGCTGATCAGTATGGATTGAAAATATCATGAATTAATGCGTTTGAGGATATCCTTTGACTGTTTGGCAGTCAATTCAATTGAACCCATGCCATTCCATTTACTCTCTTCATAACTATACCAAGCACCCTTGCGCTGAATAATGTCCATCTCAATAGCAATATCAATAATCTCACGCTCTTGATCAATTCTTCCCTCTTGTGGTAGAACATAATAATAACCCGTTGCCCCGATAGTAGGAATCTGCTTTGTCTTTTCAACAGTCCAAGTCGCTCGTTGCGAGGTAATCATGTTATTCTCTTCACGCTCCATTTCGCCCTTTGACATTGACAAGAAAAGCTTCACAACATTATGCATGTTATGGTGAACCGTATTGCCCATCTTGGCTTTCGTGATAGCGAACATTCCGCTCAAGTCAACTGTTTGGTGAGCAACGAATAGCATGATGTTGCGTTCCTTGTGAAGATAGTTCACCAGCTTCTGCAACAGGTATCCCTGTGAGCGTGATTGCAAGCCCATTGCCTTACCACCTTCGGGCTTATCGTAGAACTCTTCCTTGATGATATTAGACAGCGAATCAAATAAGAAAATATGTTTTTCCTTATCATCTGTCAGATACCCAATCAAATTCTTCATGATATCTTCCACAATGGTAGATTGAATGATTACAACATCATCAATGTTAATCCCGCACTTGGCGGCGTATTGATCATTGTAAGATGACTCTGAATCAATGATTACAGGGCGATAACCTAGCTTTTGAGCTTCCGCAATAATCCGAAAACACATAGTTGTCTTGCCGACTGATGGCGTACCCCAGAATAAATGAGTCGCACCCGTATTAAGACCACCGCCTAAAGCACGATTTAAACCGATGCTAGGGGTTGGAATAACATCATGAATGGGCATTGTGTGCCCTTTACGCTTATCTACAATTAACATATTTCTCCTTTATTGAAACATTCTGTCTAGAATTCTTGATTTAATAATCGTTGTTGATATGTGATCTGTATACGGAACAAAAATTACTTTGATGTTGTGCTCGTCAAGCCATTCCTGGGTAAAGCCCATTTGTTTATGGTAATCCTTAGTCTCCCAATCTGAGCCAACTACGATAACACTTGCTTTTGACTCTAGAATAGCAGGTCTTGAATCAGCTCCACCTGTGTTGATGATAACTTTATCCACCCATTTACAAGAAGATACAACTTCCATTCTTTCAAATAATTCACAAATTGGTGGTTCTTTATACTGAGCACAAAATTCACTTGGGTTAACTGACACAACCACTTGACCGCCGACACCCGCTATATTTCTACATCTCTCCAACAATCGGCTATGACCCGAATGAAAAAGATCAAATGTTCCACCTGTATATACAATCATTTTTTCTCCATTGACGCACTAACAAAATTCCATTTATTTGCATTATGAAATGTAAATTTCTCAACTCCATCAATATCAGAAAGAGCATCGCAGTATTCAAACATCACATTGTCAAAATCTTTAAACACGAAATGGTTTGTATCATTGACAAGAACAGTAGGCACCCCTGGAACACTAACCGTCTTGCAGTTGAGACCAGCCCAAGCCAACACATTTCTAGAATCCAAGTGTTTCACCCCCGCTCTAAAATCCATCACATCTCTTTTCCAAATATTCATACTCGCTAATGTTGCAGCAACCATGTAGGATTTATCATTAAGACCATTTATCAATTCAGCCATTGTACCAGAAAAACCAGGCTTTAATTCTCCAGAGTAAGGGGCATATTGCATTATTCTATCAACACCATTTAGCATAGGAGTCAATGCCTTGATAGCACCTGGAAGCAGCACATCATCATCACCCAGCACCCATACATATTCGCCATTTCCAGATGTCAGCCCATGTAAGCAATTGCCATCGCAACCTATGTTTTGTTTTCTTACTGAATACTCTGTTATGTATTCTTTGTACGGGTATAAAAGATTACCAGCAAAAGCATCTTGGTCGTTGTCAGATATAATTAATTCAATATCATTTGTAAATTGATTAACAACACTCTCTACACACTGCACAATTGATTCACGCCTGTATGTTGGTATGTAAATAGTTAAAACCACTACACACTCTCCTTAACAAGATTTTTCCTCTTTACATAATCATCTACAGTAATAATCTTGTCTGCCGCTTCAAGCTTGTAAGAGTCAAGACGATTGAGAGTATCTTTGTCTTCAACCTTTGATAGACGAACGGCATACCACTCGCCTTCCTTAAGTATCTGCTTTACCTTCTTGTAAACTGCGGCGAACACCACGATCTTAAAGAACTGCTTGCCATCCCAGCAGTACACACTAGCCATTTCCTTGCCAGACGAGGTAATAAAGTTTCTGATGTTAAAAATATAAGCAAGAGTTTTCTCATCAGTTACATAACCAATACCATGATCATACAGCCATGAGTACTTATGATCGGTACCAGCTTTCTTCATCATCATGATATTAAACAATCTTGAATCTTCTGCCTGATACACATCACAGTACGCATGCAGAGTTCTATCGCCAATCAACGCATACACATAGTCTCTCTGCGCCAGCTCAGTATTGCGCTCACCAAACACAGTGCAAGAGCCTGAGTGATCTTCAAATTCCACTCGCAAATAGCCCGTAGCTTTCTTTGTAGAGCGAACTACGGCTTTAATGAGAGTAATGCTTGACATTGTTTCATGGAAATCATCTGCGTTCTCTACGAATTCATCAATAGCAGTCTTATGTTGATTAGCCGCAATTGGGAATCCAAGAATTGGCAAGTAGTACTTTTCATTATCAAATTGCGATACATGACCAATTGATTCAAACGCACCAACTTTATCCAAGTTTTCTCTAAGCGGAGCTTTGACAGCCGACTTAGAACACTTATGACTAAATTCTTCAAATGAATTGAATGGTCGCTTTGTCGTAATCTCTTTGATCGCACTAGTACCACATCCAGTAACATTGGCAAGACCAAAGCGAATTCCTTCATCCTCACCTGGGAGGGACATTGAGAAGAATTCTTCCGACTTGTTAATATCAGGGGCGTAGATTTTCAATCCGAGCCTCTGCGCTTCCATCAAGTAAGCGGTGATCTTGTCAGAGGCAGACTCATTATAAAGAAGCGACCAGATGAATTCAAGAGGGTAATTAATCTTCAACCACATTGTCTGATATGACATGAGTGAGTAAGCAACAGCGTGTGATTTGTTAAACATATACAATGCCGACATTTCAAACTCTGCCCAAATCTTTTCAGATTGCGCTGGGGTTAGGTACTTGTTATTTACAAACTTCTCTTTGTACTTATCAAACCCAGCCGCATCTCGCTTCTTGCCGATAATCTTACGCAATGAGTCAGCTTCTGACCAAGTAAAGTCTGCGAGCAGTACAGCCATTT